ATGATTAACTTAACTCAAAAAATTGAAGAAGCCCTTCATCAAGTTTCAGTTGGTGCCATGAACCTTTCGTCTTTTCACGGTGACTTAAATGCCGTAGTGAACGCAATGACTATTAATAAAAAAGACTATGAAGAATCTATTTTATATGAAATTCCAGATGAGCATTCCTATGCATTTAATACACTGTCATTAAGGGGTGAGATATCGGAATTGGTACTATTTACTGAAAAATATGGAATTAAATGCTCTCATGCAGATTCTCTGGCAATGAATGCGGCAATTCTCCTTTATTCGCAGTCTCAGTTTGAGATGGCCCAGACAGTGGCTGATAGAGTCTATGCCAATAGGCTGAGAATGCGTATATATCCGAATGTGTTACGGGATTTACAGGAGCGAGCATACAGAGAAAAGCTAAAAGGAAATGCCAAGAAGCCACGTAATAAACATTACAGTGAGGCAATCAGGATCGCTAAGGCTACATGGGACCAGTATCCTACAGCCAGCAAGAATGGAATGTGTCAGAAATTGCACGGGCATTTCAAAGGGCAGGTCAGTTCTGACACTCTGGATCGTTGGATCAAGGCGGCAAAAATAAAACCGCCTATGAAATCAAAAGCAACTTCATTTTCTTTAGTGTTGTAGCAGGGGGCATAGCAGCTATACCCCCTGTATAGCTCTTATACCTGCCTGCCTAATTTTTTATATCAACAATAGAGTAGTTCCGGTACTAACTTGTCATACACGGAGATACTCATGAATTTAGTTGAATGCAATATTTCTAAAAGACTCACCCGTAATGAAGCCGCTGCTCATCTTGGTGTAAATCCTCAGACCTTAGCTAACTGGGCGCACACTGGCCGGGTAAAAATCCCCTTTCACAAAGTAGGCCGTAAGGTCATTTACTTCAAAGCTGATCTGGATGCCTATCTCGATTCCACTCGCAGAACTCAGACGGCCTAAGGGGCAGGATATGTCGCATAAAACAAAAGCGGCCTTGCAGGGCCGCCAGTGGGATCATTCTAAACAAAATCAGCATACCAGGCGAGCAGTTGCTGGTGGTCAATTATATGGCGGGTATCTGGATCACTTGCGTTGGTGGCGCTGTAATTCTTCTTTCGCCATGACTGCAATTGTACGGACATTACTAACTGCTTGCTCTCCGATATCGCCAATGAGGGCCAGTGTCTCTAGCGCTTTGTTGAGTTCGAGCTGCACGTTCTCGGGGCCGGTTGCGGCAGTCTGCCGCCGGGCAATTTCGCTGCGTACTGCCGTGACAATGAAGCCTGCTGTTGTTTCACCGGGAGTTTTTACATTTTCGAGCTCATCAAGAACATCGTGTGGAAAGCGGACATTTTTCATTTGCGACTTGTTGTTAACGTTTCCTGTAGCCATGAGCAGATCCTGTTTAATCTTGGTGTGCATACAGTACATCAAAAAGTGTGTTATTAAAACACTTGACTGTGCAATACATATAATTTTAATCTGTATGCACACCTTGTTTCAGCAAGGCACAAAAACAGCGAAGCCCGCGGGTGCTACCAACACCAACGGGCCTCTGACTACCACCGTTATCACAAGTAACGAGGCAGCTATGAAAGAGCATACCCAAACTCACCCTAAATTTACATGGTTATTCCTGGCTAAGCCTAAACGCCATCCAGGTTGCCCGCCTGTCATCGTCCGTTTCAGTGCTGATACTGAGGACGCAGCACGCCAGGCATTCCCCGGCTGGAGCCTGACATTTGCCGCAAAGATTCGTACTGAATCACCCTGCCGCTTTGCGCTCCACGATTACGCCTCCGGAATGTCGCTGGAGCTCGACAACGGGGAGGTGTGCCATGCATGACGAGGATCGAAAATTCCTCTTTGTTTTCGCCGTAGGGGATAGGGCTGAATCAATGCAATCCCGTACAGTTGAAGTCATAAATGCGGATACCAAACGTTGCGCATGGCGGGAGATCGCCAGAAAAACGGCAAAGGGAAAGAGCATTCACCTTGTCGCTAGTATCCGTCTAAAAGACGTACCCTATGTGATGATTGACGATGGTGTCATTTTTTCTTTGAATTGGGGGGCTGAGCATGCATAACGATATTCCATTGCTAAACGTGGATCTCCACATTTCCCCCAGTTTTTCCGGCCGCATCATGCTTTATGTTGAAAATGGTCTGGTGAAATCTGAAATGCCATTGCTGCCAGAGGAAATTATCGGTACGCCGGTATTATTTGATCACATTCTCGAACGCGCCGGTTATCGCGTAACGCCAGTCAAAAAGGACTAACGCCATGAAAAAGAAAATTAACAGCTTAACTGCTGGTGGCCAGACTCGGCCTGAAATCCTCCCGGGCGATATTTTCAAGGATAACCGGGGCGAACGGGTAACGGTGAAAATGGTTACTGATAATCGGATTACGTATATCAGGGATGGTTATTCTGGAGAGTGTGTTTTCCCGGTCGAACGATTTGAAAGGGAGTTCAGCCCGGTAAAACGGCAGACCTTCAGCGAATGGTGCAAATCGAATAACACAGCAGAAAAAATTCAGAACCTGCGGGCGTTGATTGCCGCTAAGAGAGCGGGCAAATGAAACGTGCACCGAACTTAAAATTTCTGCCAAAGGAAAAATTTACAGAGGCGATTATTTTTGCCGGGACTGATGCCTACGCTCATGCAAAGGGATGGGAAGAGGGGCTCGGTAAGCAAATTGCCGAAGATACAACGCCGCCTATCTATCTGGGGCCAAAGCAGCTGGCAGAGCTGGATAATCTGCAAATTATCGACAAAGGGCGCCGTAGTGCCCGTGTGTATCTTGCAGGGAATATCGAGCCGATACTGATTAATGCCATTGGTGAGAAGCTAGCGCGGGCCGGAGTGCAGGACGCCAAATTGTATAAGGGGATTCCCGATCGCCAGCCCGAGGACTGGCATGATTATCTGGAGAGGATCAGGGCGGATAATGTTGTTGTCGATCTCCCGGTCACGAAACGCGAACCTGCTCATAGCGGAGTAGCGCCGGCGTTGAATCAGATGGGGGCCAGCCAGCGCGGAGAAGTGTTACTGGCTCATTATGACGGAGATCTGGCAATCCATGCCGATTCGGACACGGTGCATCACTATAACGGCGTGGTGTGGAACCCGCTTCCGGACAAAGAGCTGCAGCGCGAAATGGCACAGATTTATATCGATGCTGAGGTGGCCTATTCGCAGAACGCCGTCAAATCAGCGGTGGAAACCATGAAACTGAGCCTCCCTGTGATGGGTGTGACGGCCCGAAATCTGGTTGGTTTTAGCAATGGGGTATTTGATACCCGAACGGGGCAATTCCGGCCGCACAGCAAAACCGACTGGCTGCTGATCGCCAGTGAGCTGCCTTTCAGCCCACCAGCCGAAGGGGAAACGTTGGCCAGCCATGCGCCTAATTTCTGGAAGTGGCTCCGCCGTTCCGTGGCCAGTAATGACCGTAAGACAGATCGTGTACTGGCGGCGCTGTTTATGGTGCTGGCGAACCGGTACGACTGGCAGTTATTCCTGGAGGTTACAGGGCCGGGCGGTAGCGGTAAGAGCGTGATGGCGGAAATCTGCACCATGCTGGCGGGCAAGGCCAATACGGTGTCGGCCAGCATGAAGGCGCTGGAGGATGCGAGGGACAGGGCGCTAGTGGTCGGCTATTCGCTGATCATCATGCCGGATATGACCCGCTACGCTGGCGACGGCGCCGGGATAAAGGCTATTACCGGCGGCGATAAGGTTTCTATCGACCCAAAACACAAAGCGCCGTACTCGACCCGGATACAGGCTGTCGTGCTGGCCGTTAATAACAACGCTATGACGTTCAGTGACCGCAGCGGCGGTATCTCGCGCCGGCGGGTGATATTCAACTTTACCGAGGTGGTGCCAGAAAACGAACGCGACACATTGCTGGCCGAGAAGATAGAGGGGGAACTGGCGGTGGTGATTCGCCACCTGCTGACACGTTTTGCTGATCAGGATGATGCCCGGCGGTTACTGCACGAACAGCAGAAGTCAGAGGAAGCGCTGGCGATTAAACGTGAAGGTGATTCGCTGGTGGACTTCTGCGGCTACCTGATGGCGTCCGTAGTGTGCGATGGCATGTTTATCGGCAATGCCGAGATAGTGCCATTCAGCCCGCGCAAATACCTGTATCACGCCTACCTAGCGTACATGCGAGCCAATGGGCTGAACAAGCCTGTCTCCCTGATGCGGTTTGGTACTGATATGCCTGGCGCAATGGCTGAGTATGGGAAGGAGTACAAGAAGCGTAAAACAAAGCATGGCATACGCTCCAACGTAACCATGCATGATGATTCTGACGACTGGATGCCATCATGTGCTGCTACCTCTGAGAGTGAAGGGATAGAGTAAAGTTATAGATAAAGTGTTCACCAGTATTCACCCTGTTAAAAAATCTTTCTATAACATGGTGTTAAGGGGTGAACACTTATTTATTAAGTATTCACCAAGTATTCACCTGTTCACCTTCTGATTGTTTTTTGTTCTAAAGGGTGAAGGGTTGGGTGAACACTAGTGAATACCTGAGAGAGTAGTATTCACCATCTAACTGACTGAATTTAATTAATAAAATTGCAAAGGTGAAGGGGTGAACACTTAAATGCATATTTTTTAATTTTATATTTATGCGATGGAATGCAATGTTGCGAAAGGCGAAAAAAAAGCGGGCTGCAAACAGACCCGCTTGGGAAAACATGGATTTTTAACGAACGATGTTATTTGGAGGAAATAACAGTGAGGACATTAACAGATATTTAGTGGGCCATATCACCGTGAATTAACTTTATACATTATTGCACTCTATTGCACATCATTGCATTCAATCATCCTGAGTTTGTCAGTGTTAACATTATTGTTGTGATGAACGCTCTATTTATTTTACTGAGGTAATATATGCCAGATTTATATTCACCTGCGGCGCTGGTTCGGGTTGTTAGCGCTGAGGATATTCAGAAGCAACTAAAAACCCTGTTCACTGATTTATTCTTTACCCGCGCAGTTACTTTTGAAACGCGCGATATCATCCTGGACACTATCGACGACCCAAATATTCCAATCGCGGCGTTCTGTTCGCCTATGGTGGGTAGTAAGGTGGCGCGTGATGAGGGCTATGAGTCCAAGTCTATCCGTCCTGGCTACATGAAACCAAAGAGCAGCATTGACCCTAACAAACTGGCTGTTCGTCCTGCAGGTGTTACTCCTGAGCAATACAGTACGCTTGATACCCGCAATATCAAGGTAAAACAGGCCATCTTAAAACAGTCTATTGCTATTCGTGCGCGTATTGAATGGCTTGCTGTTCAGGCAGTCACAACCGGGAAAAATATTATTGAAGGGGAGGGGATCGAGCGCTACGAACTGGATTGGAATATCAAATCCACGAATATGATCACTCAGGCTGGTGGCGCTGCCTGGTCGGGCAAAGACAAGGCGACGTTTGATCCAAATGATGATATTGAAACTTACTCAGAACTAAGTGAAGGGGTAACAAACATCATCATCATGGGCGGAAATGTCTGGAAGAAATACCGTTCTTTCAAAGCGATTAAAGATGTACTTGATACCCGCCGCGGCTCCAACGCACAGCTTGAAACAGCACTTAAAGACCTGGGCGATTCAGTGAGCTTTAAAGGCTATATGGGCGATGTGGCTATTGTGGTTTATAGCGGTCGCTATACCGACGAAGACGGCACCGAAAAGCACTTCCTCGATCCTGATTTGATGGTGCTGGGAAACACCGCCCTGCAGGGCATTGTGGCCTACGGCGGAATTCAGGATCCAGAGCTCATCCGTATGGGTATTACCAAAGCTGAGCTGGCGCCAAAGAACTACATTGTTCCTGGCGACCCAGCTATTGAGTACGTTCAGACCCACTCCGCACCGCAGCCTATCCCGGCCCGTATCAACCGTTTTGTCACCGTTCGCGTGGCCTAAGGAGTAATCATGACGACGCATCACACTGAACTGGCGGCCGGTACTGAGGCGCTGGTGACAACTCTGGGTATCTTCGCTGGAGCAAAGGGCGTTATTCCCGCGCTGACTCCACTTATGCAGGATGCTACCAATGGGGCTTTGGTGGTCTGGGATGGGGCGCATGCCGGGCAGGCTGTCTATGTATCTTGCTTTGCTGTTGATACCGCAAGCCAGACACATGCTCAGGTCTACAAAGCTGGCGTGCTGAATGTTGATGCCCTTAACTGGCCTGATGATGTAACCACGCTTTCTGCAAAAGTAGCAGCGTTCGTTGGCTCTGGTATTTCTGTTCAGCCACTGGCACTGGTGTAAGGAGATTATGATGCAAGATAAAAATAACAGCCTGATGGCCACCGCCAATGCTCTCTATCCGGATCCAGTGGTGGGTGAACTGCTGGAGATGGCAGACAAAATGAACGTCAGTGAGCGCCTGGTTGATATGAATCAGGTCATAGAACTCACCACGCTGAGCCGCCGTACATTGCTGAATCTCGAAGCACGAGGTGAGTTTCCAGTACGCGTCCAGGTCACTGAGGGGCGCAAGGCGTGGTATCTGAGTGAAGTTATTGAATGGATCAATAACATTCCCCGGACCTCTGAAACCTGTCAGGTTCCTGTACCTGCGAAGCCTGAGGCATCCCTTTGCCTTAAGGCCGAGCGTGTGCACCAGCAGGCTCGCGGCGGGAAAAGCACGTTGATTGGCTGACCGACAGGCCCGATTGACCCGGCGGATCGGCGCGGGTCCTTTCGGGCAATTCGGCCTGGCACGGGGCGGCGACCTCGCAGAAAAGCGCTATTTATGAGATTTTCTGAGATGCAGGTGGTGGTGTTGTTGTTCGTTATATCAGTATGATTTAGCTGGTTTTTACGGCATCAATACACCCACTTGAGCATTAAAAAACGGTTTAAGGGTGGAAAATGGCTCAGCATCTACTGAATAAGAAGAACATGGCGAAAAGTTGTAAGGTCGGTGTGACCGCTTTCGACAAATGGGGGGTAGCGCCGGTACAGCGTATCGGGCGTGAGGCTTTTTACGACGTTGCCAGCGTGGTGAGTAACAGGGTTGAAAATGAGCTGAGTAAAATTATGGATCATGGCGGCGACATTGATGACGCTGAGCTGCTAAAAGCCCGTATTCGCCTGACGAACGCCCAGGCAGATGCTCAGGAGCTGAAGAACGCCCGTGAAACAGGCGAGGTTATTGATACTGCATTTGCCTCTTATGCCCTTGCGAAACTTGCCGCGGAAATCGGTTCAATCATGGACAGTCTCCCGCTGACAATTAACCGTAAGTTTCCGGATATGGAGCCTCGTTACTCCAATGCCATCAAAGTTGAGGTAAACAGGGCAGTAAGCCGTGCTTCAACTATTGCTGACCTTATTCCTGAAATGGCTGAGCGGTACATTGAGGAAAACCAGAAGGGTTGAATACTATGAGTACATCGAATGAAGTAATGACGACCATTAAACTGAGCGGATCTTTAGCTTCTTTGTTCGGTAGAGAACATAAGCGACTTATTGGTCCGACGCGCGAGGCATTCAGAGCATTATCAGCCACTATTCCGGGGTTTGAGAAATTCATGAATACTAGCAATACCCGTGGGATGACTTTCGCTGTGTTCGTGGATAAAAAAAACGTCACAAAGGATGATCTCGATTTTCCAAACGGTGGCAGGACAATTCGAATTGTTCCGGTCATTATGGGTAGCAAGCGTGCTGGTGTTCTGCAAACCATTCTTGGCGCAGTTCTGGTTGTCGTTGGGGTTCTGGGATCAACGATAGGGCAAGCATGGGGCGGTGGTGTATGGGGGCCAGCTGCATGGAAGATTGGGGCTGCAATGATGGTGGGGGGAGTTGCTCAAATGCTATCCCCGCAGCCCGGAGGGTTGTCGAGTAAGCAGGATGCGGATAACAAGGCATCCTATGCGTTTGGTGGCGTAACGAACACAACCGCCCAAGGGAATCCCGTTCCGCTGGCTTATGGAAAGCGCCGTATCGGTGGCGCCATCATTTCGGCGGGCATCTATGTGGAGGATCAGCTTTGACAAATCAGGTGCAACTCTGGCCAGAAGGTGAGGTATTTACCCGAGAGGTATTCATACCGACAAAATACGATCCATTGCCGGTGGAGGTAACTTACATCGTTCCTCCTTTCGATAATGTTGTAGAGACATGGCAGAACAAAGACCCGGCGAAGGCTTACGCCCTGTTTAGACAATTCATTGTTGACTGGGATCAGCAGGACAAACTCACCGATGAAATACTTATGTGCTTTCTGACAGCTTACCCGGGGACAGATGAAGCTATTTTTGCAGGTTGGTGTGAGCATATGAAGTCGCAACTGGAGAAAAATCAAGAGTCATTTATCCATTCGCCAAACACTATCAATTAA